ATCCCCCCCTTGGGTTTAATTAGGTGCATGAAGATCCATTGTAGCTACGACCGACTCGTTCCCATTCATGAGCTCAAGCCTCACCCAAAAAATAGGAACACTCACCCGGATGACCAGATCGAAAGGCTTGCTAAAATCCTAGACTATCAGGGCTGGCGCTACCCCATTAAGGTATCTAATCAGTCGGGTTTTATCACCTCAGGCCATGGGAGGCTTCTTGCTGCTAAGGTTTTGGGGTTGAGTGAGGTGCCAGTCAATTTCCAGGACTACGAGGATGAAACCCAAGAGACGGCTGATTTAACCTCAGACAACGCTATAGCACTCTGGGCGGAGCTTGATTTTTCAGGTATTAACGCAGATATCCCGGACCTCGGACCGGATTTTGATATCGATCTTTTAGGATTAAAAGACTTTGTCCTTGAGCCGATTGAAAAATTAGACCCTCAATGTGATGAGGATGAGGTTCCTGATGTGCTACCAGAGCCAAAAGTGGTGCAAGGCGAGGTCTACATTTTGGGTAATCACCGTCTTATGTGTGGGGACTCAACTGCGATTACTGATGTCGAGCGGCTAATGGATGGGAAAAAAGCCGATATGGTTTACACTGATCCGCCTTATGGGGTTCGAGAACAGGGTAATCGCAAGCAAAAAGGGCGAGATAATGCCGCCGAAACTTATGATTTTAGAGATATCATCGGTGACGAATCCGAAAAAACCGCACAAGATGCATTTCAAACTGCGATTACGATCGGGAAAACTGTCGTTTATTGGGGTGCAAACAACTATTCTTTTCTTCCTGTTTCTCGTGGCTGGTTAGTTTGGGATAAACGTGAAAACAAAGGTCAAGATGATAATGGCGACGCTGAACTGGCGTGGACAAATATCAATAAACCAATTCGCGTGTTTTATCATTTATGGAAAGGAATGATTAAAGCTTCTGAGCATGGTAACCGGAGGATCCATCCAACTCAGAAGCCAATAGCTCTTGCAGAGTGGTGTTTCGAGAATTATGGAGAACCTAACAACGTGCTTGACCTCTTCGGAGGTTCCGGATCAACCCTCATTGCTTGCGAGAAAACAAACCGTCATTGCTTTATGATGGAGCTCGATCCCCACTACTGCGGCGTGATCCTTGACCGATGGCAAAAGTTTACAGGCAAGAAAGCGCATCGCGAGGATGGTGTAGCCTGGGACGAGATTAAGGCCCAATAACTGGAAGGCAACTCCCTCGTTGCTCTTTGAACATCCGAAGTAGTTTCTCAGCGTCATGAGGAGGTAGACACACGTAGTTATCCCCTTCCTTTAAGGGAAGCTGAAACGTATTTCCATCCGGATCTGAGCATTGAAGTGCCTGGCGTTCTGAGTCAACAAGACAGATCGTGACCCTAGGCCCATTCTCGCAGCTACTTAATAGAACGCACAGTATGCACAAGAGCACGCGCGGCATTCTGTTTCTCCTCCACGGTCTTAGCCTTTTCAACTGCCTCCATGCTGCGCTCTAACTCAGTCAACCACCTTTGAACTTCCCGATCCTTCAGGTACTGGCCTACCTTGGAGCAGAGTTCTAAAATGCGTGGCAAGGCTTGAAAGAACGCAACGAGGCCCGTGATCAATGCAGGTCATCCTTTTTGACTAAAGCTTTTAAAATCTTAATGAACATATCCAGTATCCCATTTGCCTTTAGCACAGGGATAAGAGCTAAGCTTTCTGACACACCGAGTAAGACTAATAAAATAATATGTAGATTTTCAAAATCCATACTTCCCCCAAAATTCACGGTAGGCGACCCCAGTCAATCCCACCGTGAGCTTATAATCATCTATTTTTTGGCTAGGATTAGCAAACTATATTCGCGCATGACCTTATCGACGTAAGCCTGATTGACGTAAAGGCCTGACTCGGTGCGTCTAACCGATCCTGCATTGTAGCAAGCTACCGCATCCTCAATCTTAGGCTTGCCCTTTAGGAACTTAGCCAAATGCATGGCTGAATAGATGACCGCTTGATTCGTGTCCGCAAATAACTCCATTAGGTGCTCTTTAAACCCGTATTCTCTCGCTACTGCTCCCATCACCTGGCCTAGCCCATAGCTGAACCTTTGACAGGCTGATTCCGTATCTTGAGAGATGTTGAGCTTTTTAGCAAACTGAGCAGTCTGGTACACCCAAGCGTAATTGGGTTCAAACCGGATCGCGCGAGGGTTGAGTGAGCTTTCCACCGTACAGATAGCCTGAAGGAGTCTACCGTCAATCTTCGCTTGCGTTGCTGCGTCTTGAATAGCTTTTACAATCTCTTGCATCGCTTAACCTTAGTTCACCCGAATGAAATAGTTAACTGGTAATCCAAACCCTTGGATAGGCACTGTAAATCGAGCTTGGATGTAGTTACCGTTTAAAAACTGGAGAGGGTTAAAATTATTACCCAACACTTGAAGCGATGAGGGATCTGCACTTAGGCCACCCCATTTAAGACCTACGTCTACATTGCTACCATCCCATTCCACGAAACCCACTCGATCGACAGCAGGGAACCCAAATGGGACACTCCCGCACCTAAACCGAACCTCTCCAATAATGGTCGGACGATTTGGGAATTTAGACGTATCGATAAAAACACCGGCAGGAGTTGAGAGTCTGATTTGACCGACCAAAGTTAAAGAGCTTTGATCCGTCACCGTCCACCCTGCAATCACCTCGGCGCTATCGCCTACGCGGCGGTATTTAGATGCGTAGGTAACACCTGAGGTCACATTCCCAGTACCCGAAAAATCTAACCAAGGACCGAGAGGCAAATAAAGAAGACTTACATCTGGAGTCGTCGTGCTTCCCGTCACTGAAGCGTAGCGCGTACCTACGCAAGATTGCCCGTTAGCAAGGAGGTAATAGCCTACTCCTAAAAGTGAGTCGACTTGAGCTTGACTCATTGCAATTGGGATAATCGTCCCCAGTGGGGGGGCATTTAAAAGCGAGTAGTTGACCGCTGCTCCAATTGAGCTTAATGCGCTTTCTGAGACGGGTGCTTGGTATTGAACCGATTCAACTTGGATCTGATTGGGACTGGTAGATATATTGCTCATAATAGCCTGTACGCTCCGCCTGTATCTAAGAACCCTACGATTTCAACCCTCTGCCCACTTGAGGGAGTAAACCCTAAAGAAGAGCTGACCTCAATCGTGTTGGGGCTGATTTTTTGAGTGACCGTCACCTCAGGGCTTAAGAGGGAATAGTTTTGGTTCCTCACTTGGATCGCCGCACCCTCTAAGACCTTAGCAAAATCAGCAAGCGAGACGGCAAACTGGGTGGTTGAGATCCCGGTTAAGACTGTTAGAGTTGGGGCAACCGAGGTGTAAACGCTTTTTACTAGCTGGTTATAAGTCGCGTCACTTCCACTGCCGTAAGGCGCTACGTCTAAAATGAAATCCTCACTCGGCACTTGAGATAGATCTGAATCTAAAATCACTGTATCCGGCTGGGTTTGAGATACCCCAGTCAGGCGCTTTACTTCCCGGTAGGTGTAATCATAGGAATGAACCTCAATGTAGGAACCTATGAGCTGAGACCATTTTACGATTTCATCTCCCGTGTTTCCGTAGCTTTTTTTAAGCTTGAGCTGGCTTGCAGTACTTCCGGTAGCACTGATTTGCGAAGAGGGCGAAATGACCCCGTAGCGCGCGTTTAAATTGTTATCAATACCGCTAGTAAGAGTCAGCCTCACTGCTCCGCTTTTAAGATCAATCGTTCGGTCGGTGACTTCTAATACTTGAGTTCCTAAGTCACGCTCTCCGGTTGCGAAATTAGTTAGCTGGAGATAGCCGTTATCTTGAAGCACAATCCCATCGCCTGCTTCAATGAAAGTCCCGGGATTCCATTGCGCCTGGACGGTGATATCGTAGGCAGCTTTTTTAAACCGGGTGAGAAGTCGTGTTGCCACACGGTTAGCAAGCACGCCACCCCCAAAGGCTGATTTCAGCCCGCTTGAGTTAATAGGTAGAAGCTGTAAAATCCCAATACGGTTAAGAGAGTCAGTATCAACATTGCGGATAACTGTTTTAAAATTCCCGGCATCATCCCGGTCATACTGATATTGGATCTGGTTGTAAAACTTTCGGTTATTCATTCCCCGAGTCACTGAGATTGCCTCAGGGTTAACTAAGTTATTGGCATTTAAAACGACAAGCTTATCCGCTGCAATGGGTGGCTTCATGTACCCAAGCGAGAGTCTCCCGTAGCGAGTCAGGGAGTACGCCCCAAGCGGTAAGAAAATCTCCTGCTCAATCCAGCTCTTCCCAACCGTTTGGTTAGTAAGATAAAACTGCATGAAGTATTCAGCTGAATTAAAAACCTGCGTCTTATACTGAATGAAAGTCTTGATATCGACATCATTTGGCGTGAGCTGTAACCCGCAATTCATGGGGAGCACGTCAAACTGGGAGTAAAATGAGAGAGTAGCCGTAGTGGGGTTTTCTACATTCAGGTTTTGATTCAGGTAGATTAACCGATTGGCAAACCCTTCGCTTGAACCAAAGGCTGTAATCGTATAAGTCCCGTCGTTCCCATTTGATGAACCAGAGATCTGAACGCGATCACCAATGACTAACCCGTAATCAATATCCGCGTTTTTCCCAGCTGGTAGGCAAATGACATTAAAAGCAGGCGTGACGTTTAGATCAATCACTACCCCAAAGGCTTGAGCAGGCACATCAGCTACCCAAGGTGAGCCCCCCCAACCTGAGAGCATAATCCAAAGCGCTACATCCAAAGGATGTCCCTGGATCTCTACCGCGTTACTTGCCTCGGTTGCTAGATCGTGAGGAGCAGCTGTGGTATTCCGAGCACCCCGGGCAAGTCCCGTGATCGTACTTCCTGAGATAGCCCCATACCCGTAGGAGATCAGCTCATCTTGGACTTTCACATAAGGTTTCACTCGCCACTGAGAATAGGTCACCGCCGATTGATCAATGATCAGGTCATAAAAGTTTAAAACATTATTAACCGGAATCGATAAGGTAGACGCATCAATTGCGCTTGTGAGCAGAGCTTTCGCTGCCTTAAAAGTAGCAGAGCGAGTCTTTTGATTCGCATCCCCGATTGAAAAATTAACCTTACCCGCAACAATTTGAACCTGGGTAATCACCCCTCGAAAGATGACGCAATAATCTTCGGGGTAACTCGTTTGCACATACCCCATGCGGATAATGACTGGCCTACCTAAGATCTCATCTAGTATTCCACCACCCGGCGAGATGACTTGAGAGACGAAGCCATCTTTATCAATGAGGGATAGACTCATCTGCGAGATCGAGCCTCGCCCCTGTTCAGGCTCAAGCCTCTGCGAAAGGGTAAGCCCTGAATCAAACATCAGGTAAGGCCTAGAGTTATCTAGTACTCGAAGCGCCCCGTAAACTAGACCTGTCTGCCCGTAAAACGTGTTTGGATCTCCATACCGCACTTTCGTGTACGTATTTTGAACTCCAAATACGAAAGGAAGCCCCTCGATTTCAAAGGCAACGTTCAGCTGCTTGGATTGCTGGCTTGTGAATAACTGATAGTTTGTAGGGTATTCAGTGAAGCCAGCCATTTAGAGCTTTCTAAGGTTTTGGGTATTTAGCTTTAATCGCAAGCCTCAAGGCTTTTAACTCCTCAAGTGCTTCCTCACCACCATCAAAAAACGCATTTAAAAACTGCTCAGCCGTTGGATACTCAGCGCGTCGTTTGCTTAAGCACTGAGCTAGTGCGTGCTCAGCTGTGATGTCGATGATCTCAATCGAGTATTCTGCAGGGAGCTTGTAGGAGGTCACAGGACCTTCCAAGCTTTCCTCTTCCTTCACGTCTAAAGCTTCTTTGATATCATCTTCTGAGCATTCCGATGCAATCACCCAGCGTTCGGGAAGTCCCCAGGCATTAGCTGCAACGCACTGAGCAATCCACTCGGTTGGGTCCTGCATCTCAGCGCCCCAGCTAATCATTCCTGCTTTGTTTTTAATGATCACTTTTTTCATAGCTATGCTCCTTTAGTTGCCAGTTCGCACAATATCAAAATAACAGAGATTGCTATCAGAACTTAAAGTTTGAGGCCCTGTGTTTTGAACTGCATTAAACCTTAAAACATCACCGGCATTTAAATTTAAACTAGTAGAAATGGTTGAGGTTGTTGAATTTCCAAAAAACCCATCGCCAGTCATCGGCTGAAGGGCGAAACTTTGAGCAGTGAACGTGCTGCCATTGTCCACGCTTTTATAAATACTTGTGGTTGCAATCCACGTTCCGCTAGTAGTTGTGGTTGCATAAGCCGCCCGAATTGAGTATTTCCCGCTCACAGGAATAGTTACATAGCCCGTGCTAGGGGAATAAATCCCGTGGGTATCAAAGCTTTTGGTCTGATACTTAATCTGAACAAAAGTTTGGTTAGGTAGCGATGCTCCGTTTGTGCCTGCATATCTTGCCGCCACCGTCTCCGTCGCTTGAATGACTGCGGGACCGGAGAGGCGATTTATTGAAATCAAAGTTTGAGCGTCCGAGGAGGTTTCATAATTTAAATTGCCCCCGCTATTTTGATAAGCGTAAAACGTCAAAATATCGCCAGCATTAAGCTGCACGTCAAAAGAATTTACTACACCTGAGCCAGTGCCGTTTCCTGCTTGAGTCAATACTGCTCCGCCATTTACTGGTGAGCCGTTACGGTAAACGGAGCAACCTCTCGTTCCAGTAGGATTTGCGGCAAATGAAACTTTGTTACTAATGCGATAAAAACCAGAAACCGGAATTACATATCCAGTCGTGCCATTAAATCCAGCATGGGTATCGGTTACAGCGGTTAAATTTGGCAAAATTTGCCAATTAGCATTTGAAGTGTGAGTTCCAGAATTTAACCGAGCTGTGAAATCCACAATCCTCGTATCAGTATCGGCTGAACTCACCGTATTGGAGGACCAACCAGTAATTGGACAATCAAACCAAAAGAAAACCATTTGGCTAGCGCCTACAATCGCAGTTGCTAATTGTTGAGACGCAGGAGATACCGCTTGTGTGGCGTCATCCCAGGAAAAGCCTACAACATTTGACCCGGCGGAATAAGGAAGAGTACCGCGTTTTACCGCTCCTCCGCCTGTAGTAATATCGCGCCACCATTCGCCGCCAATTTGACCTTGTGTGTCTGCATTAGTTAATCCGCTTGGCAAACTAAACGTAGCAATGGCCGCAGTAGGCGTTCCTGTTAAAAACTTTCCGTAAATTCTAATTCTATTTCCGATTCGTGCCCAGTAACAAGTAACGCTTGATACGGTGCCAAATCCTGTAAAGGTTGGCGTGTAGCTTTGATAATCACTCATGGCAGGTGCCACGCTCGTGGTCTGTGGCCCGAGCACGAAATCATCCAAAGTCACGCCGAAGCTTCCTGCGCTTGCGTTTGGGAAAAAGATTGCAAGCCTAACTTGAGTTGTGTTGGTCGGTACCTGAAAGGTCCCAGTGAATCGCCCAACTGTGCTCTTATTGACTAGGTTATAGGTTCCGGCTGGCTGAATCCAAGCCGAGTTGGTGACGTCATAGATTGCTACAGCTAGCGAGTTGTTGCTTGATCCTGAGAAATCTAAGTTTGCAGCACCTGAGGCTACCTTGTAATAAAAGCTAATCCCTAAGACTGCCCCTTGAGCCTCTTGGTCTAGGGTAATGGCATTACTCACCATCATGTTGCCGGCAGTAGATGCGGCACTGGATGCCAAGCTTGCCGAGTAATTCCCAGCTAGCTGACTCCCGCTACCTACCGTAGTAAGTGAAAGCGTGCCAGCTGCAGCTGTCCAAGAACCTGCTACTTGGTTTGGGAATTTATTGGAAAGAGTGGTTGCGGCTAAAGACCAACCCGTTGTTGCGTTATTTTCAAACGTCGCACCCGTTGTGATGTAGTTTTTACTCCCTCCGCCGCCTCCGATTGAGCCCGCCTGAATAGCGTTAAAAAGAGTGTCATTGATTCCGTTTCCGGTGACGTAAATTTTCGTGTCGTTTAGAAGCTGCGCTTTTGCACCGCCTGCGGCTACTAACTGTGCCTCGGATTTAAAATCTTCGTTTTGTAGTCTACTCATTTTTTAAGTCCTCTTCTGATAGTAGCAATAAATGTCCTGGCCTAAGGCAGGTGCGGTAACAAACGTGATCGTGTTACTTGTAATCGTGTAATTCGTCGTGCGGCGTTGCATGATGCCATTTAAAAAGACCTCAACGCTATTCGTATCCTGCGGTATGCCGCTTAAGGTGAATACCGTATTGGAGCCATTGATCGTTCCACTTGGAACTTCCTGAGCCCAGCCAGCGTTGATTAATCTGTTAACTAGTTTCACGCATCACTCCTTAAAGATAGCTATAGGACACAGTGAGTCGGTCCCCGGTTTGCAGTGCTAAAAGATCGCCTGCAAAAGTTACCCGAGTCTTACCCGCAACGGTTGAGAGAGTATAATCAGCGACCGGGACTTGCAACAACCCTTGAGCAAAAACGAGCTCCGTTCCGCTTGTTATTGTGTTTTGAAGATCGACATAGCCGTTTGTAATATCAGTGGGAAGTAGCGCAAATATTTCTCGGATATGTTTCAATCCTTCAAGCTTATTACTCGCGTTGATTTTAACCGTAACTCCGTCGACCTGAACGGCAACACCGCTTGCACCCGTGATGATTGCGCCTGAGGCATTAAGCTTCACTCCAAGCTGATTGGTTGCAATCTGAAGGGTTGGGTTAGTCGATTCAAGTTGTACAGCCACCCCTGAGGCACCCGATGCCACGCCTCCCGCGGGATCAAATTTCACGCCCAGCTGATTGGTTGCAATCTGAAGCGATGGGTTAGAAGCTTCCAGGTTCACTTTCACCCCGGAGGCACCCGTAGCAATCGCCCCGGCTGAATCAAGCTTTACTGCGATATAGCCAGAAGAGTTTTGCAGGGTTGGGTTCGTGGGCTCGTAGTTAGGTTGGATGTCACTCCCCACCTTGATTAACCCTGAGCTTGCCGTGACTGAACCCGCGCCGGCCACAGAATCGACGTAGGCTTTATTCGCTACATCATCATTGACCGTTGGCGTAATTGAAATCTGCGTCTGGTTCGTAAGCTGCGTGATGTTTGAGGCGTCTAATTTTAAAAGGTTCACATCCGCGGAGTTTGCGGCATTGCGTGCCCGTAAGGAGGTGTTGTTATCAAGCCTAAGCTTTGGGCTCGTCACTGCGTTGTCTTGAATAAATCTACCGTTTACCTGCGACATTTATTTTCCCCTTAGGTGAAGTATTGAACCCTTAAAATATCTCCGGCCTGAAGCAACCCGTCGAGCGCAAACCCATTCCAATTGAGTGTGGATCCTGCGATCGTATAGTCCACATTATAGACTTGGGGTCCGCAATTTATCAAATCAACCACCGTCAAATTCCCGAAAGCAGGAGAGTTAGCTAGAGTCAAAGCCTTAGCCGTAATCTCGCCAGCTGACAGCGTGCGGTATTCAAGATTGAAAGCCCCAGTAGGAACTGGGGGGGTGTTAGGTAGCCCGGCATAGATGTAAAAGACGTAAACTTGCTGGCCTAGCTGAGGGATATTGGAGCTAAAAACGATGGAATTCCCTACTAAGCTCCAATCCGTATTAGGAACCAAGATTGAATCGACGAATACCCCAACGCTTGCGGCAGACGATGGAGTGTAGGTGAGTGGCCCAAATGTCGTGTTCACCCCGTTAGCAGGCCCCGCGGGAGTTTCTTGATACCCAACCCCCCCTTGGCTTGCGATATCGATATTATTTCCAACCTGGGTGATGGTTGTAGTGAGGCTACCCGTAAGGGTCACATCTCCAAAAAGCTGGGCTGAGCCTTGTTTTGAGATGCTATGAAGTCCCTTATGCGTGTGATCGGCAAGCGCGACCGTTCCGTTAGCTGTCCCAGTGTTCCCCGTGGAACTAATTTCAGAAGGCGTAGATGAAGAGAGAAGGACTTTCCCTTGTAAGCTTTGCGTTGCAGTTTGCACGTCAGCCGTTGCGTTATCCGATGGGATAAATGCCGACTGGGAATAAGTCGGGCAAGCAAGCATGGGGTTAAAAATCTCTTGATAATACCAGTCAATATCAACCGAGGTGGCAAACGAGTAGGCAGTCTCAGTACCACCGATTAAAACATAAAAGCTTAAAGTCCAGACCGTAGCAGCGTAGGTGAGTCTCCCGTAAACGAGATTCCCATTTGCGTCCTTAAAAGCGTCCCCTTGGTCAGACCCGCTTCCTTGCCTCAAAACAACTTTATTATAGGGCGGGTCAGTCACTACCCCTAAGGCAGCGTTTGAGCCTCCTGGGATTTTACCCGTCAAAACAGAGCTCACATCCGTTGAGCTTCCTGTAATGCCGGTTAAGAGTGTACCCTGATTATCAAAACCCCGAAGAGGAACATTAGCGAGATCACTGCTATTAATGCGTGGAGCATCGCCTGGGACTCCCGTATGTTTATGGCCGCCTACTGAGTCAAACCTATAGGTCAATGCCTCAGCGCGTGCTTTTAGATTATCCGTTGATAAACCAACCTGCGTATTCGTCCAAGCTGGCAAATCATTATAAACCGAGTTTAAAGATTTACCCATGAAGCTTGCAGCCGAGTTGTGTTCTCTCTGCAAGTTTGTTACAGAACTGCCTGAAATAGGGTCAGTATTTGATAAGGTATATTTTCCGATGGCGGTATCGTCTAATCTCCGGTCTAGAAAGGCCGGGTTTGTGAATTCTTCATCGACGGGCTGGCCGTTTAAAATTCCCATTAGAATCCTCCGCTAAGTCTGTAAAAATTGAGCAGCCGCTTGCCGTCTCATCGTAATTAATCCCGTTCGATAGTAAAACGGAAACTCGGGTAACTGCTCGGTAAACTTGTAAGATAACCCCTTAGAATCTGAGCCCGTCTTTTCTAACGTCACCTGATAAACAAGCGTTGGGTTTGTAATTTCAGGAGTGAATTCAAACACCCGTTGTTGGATGGCCCAGTTAAAAAACGGTGTCCACTGAGTGATGACCTTCGCTTGTGGCTCCCATTTAAATTCTACCTGAATGAATTGCATGATCTGAAATACGACAGCCTGCTTAAGGCCCGTGGCTGAGATATTGACCGCCCCCATGATTTGCCGGTTAAACTCTGGCCCGAGATAGGTATAACCAACAAGCTCACTCACAAGGGCGGTCCCTGGTGTCGTGCTCGAAACGTAGGACGTTTGGCCAGAGTATACCGCTGCGTTGAACCCTAAAAGAAGTCCAACTGATGCCGCTTGATCGAAATAAAGCGTAAAAGGAGTAGAATTGCAAATGAGAGTCACTCGGCTTTCTAACCCTCCATTCACCGTTCGATCGATTGAATAGGTAAAAACCCGTGAAGGAGCTGCCTGAGCTAAGGCGCTTACTACCGCATCGCAAAGGCTACCAAGGGAGTAAAACCCATAGGGGATACTCGTATTAATCGTGCCTGCTCCGATAGAAAACGACAGGTTGGCATTATACGCATTGACCTCAAAATCGTAGAGAAAAAGGCTTTTACTTTGCAGCGCCATTCATGCCCCCTGACCAATCTGTTGGATGGTAAATTGACTCGCGTCGCCTTCTTGCCTAATCATATCGACTAACATTCTGCGTGTTTCAGGGGTTTCAAAGTAATGGCCCATAATATTAATTGAGACTTGCCTTTGCGCTTGAGGAGGTAAGCTTGGCATAGCGTTCATGGTTTCACCAATTGTTTGGCCTGGTATTACAGGAACAACTGGTCCACTGGCTGCCATGCCTCCGCCTGAAGAAACACCTAAACCGCCTGATGAGCTTTTTGCTTGTGACCTCAAAAAGGAAGCAATAGCCACCAAAGCTCCCCCAGCAGCAAGTTGTATTGGGTTAAACGTCGCGATTCCTAATTGGATATACATCGCGCCGTAAGATTCAGCGATGTCCGCAATCATGCCTAAAAACATACCCTTCATCGCTTCAGTAGCGCTTTTTGTGCCGTCACCAACGTCTTTCATTGCTTGAGTAAAATTACTCTTGAAGGAGTTTGTTGTTAGCTTGGCTAGGTTTACAAAATTATGCATGCTTGCACTAGCTTCAGCGGCGGACACTTTCATTTGCGCGCTAAACCCAACCATTGTATTTTTATTATATTCTGCAAACCGTTTTAAACTTTGAATTCGTCTGTCATCCGCTTCTTCCTGAAACTTTGCTATTTCTGCATCCGCTCTTGCACTAATTTCAGTTTTCCGAAGGTTTAACTCTTCATCCGTTGCAATTTCCTGCAACGCACGTTGAGCGTCCAATTGTTGAAGCTTGGCGTCTCGTTCTTGACGAATAGCCACAATTTTTTCCGCATCTAAGGCGTTTACTTGTTCAACCGAAATAGCAACTTGCTCTTCAGCTGAAATTCTAGAAAGAGTTAATTGCGCTAAGCTTGCTTCAAATTTAGATTTTTCAGCTAATCTTTTTGCGTAATTTGCAGAGTCAGGCCCTTCACTTTCTGCAACTGCTCGTCCGCTAGGTTTTAAAGCCATAGCTTCAGCTTGTTTTGCTTTTAACTCTTCAAGCTTAGCTTCTTGTTGATCAATTAAGCCTTGAATGCGTTCACGTGCTTTTTCGTCGGGAGCAAATAGTTTGCCCCAAAACCCCTCGGAGGGGCTTTCCATTCTAAGTAAAACATTATTTAATGACTTAATTTTAGATTCTGTTCTTTCGATTTGGTACGTGGTTTGCTCTTCTGTATCTCCAAATAACCCTTTCATAACTTTTGTTGTGTTATGAGCAAAATACGTCAGGGTTTCCATGGCATTCCTTACGGTCGGACCCATGGTACGATCGAAGGCCATAACAAAGGTTTGCTTTAACTCTTTGATAGCAACATCGAGGCGTTGTACATTATGTGTTGCGTCGTTCAAATCAATTGATGAGTTTTTAAAAGTGTTTCGACTTTTTTCTAAAACTTCATTTAAAAGTGCTGTCTTTTTTTCTTGATCCGAAAGGCTGCCCACTGTCACGCCAATTGAATTAGCGTATTTACGGTAGGCAGATTCTGAGTCTACCATAATTCCCAAATGCCGTAGCATTCTGGTTTGGCCGGTTGCTATTGCTTGATTTAAAGCTTCAAAGTTTTGAGTTAAAGTCCCACCAAAAATTAACGTACTATTTTTAGCAACTTCAAAAAGTTCGGGCAATTTAGCTGCATTCTTGCCCATAGTAACCAAGGCTTTGTTGGCAATTCCTAAAAGATCATCGGCATCAACTAGCCCGTCTGCAACTTTCTCAAGCCCTTCTTTTAGAGAATTTGCCGAAATACCAGCTGAGGTCGCTAAAGCCTCAAACTCGGCATTGACTCGCTTAATCGATTCAGCCTCAAGCGTTAGATCTAAGGCTTTTTTTACTCCGTAAACAGCGGAGGCGACAGCGATTAGAGCAGGTGTCGCACTGGTAATCATTCCCGTAAGCTTTTTAAAAGACTCAACCTCGGCAATCTCAGAAAGTGCCTTTTGCGCCCCCTGAGCTTTGGCCATGAAATCTTTTGAGTCTAAGTCTAATTTAAAGACTTCTTTTTCATTAGCCATTCACTCTTGATGCCTCTAAGGTTAGGTTTTCAATTAACGCTACCGTGAGCGGGTCAGTCGGGTCTAATGCCCTTGATTTTGCACCTTCCGCGCCCATCGCCCTATCGTAAAAAACTTTTCTGATTTTTTCAAAGTACTCAGCGTTTCCAAGTGAAATAGACGCAACGTCACACCGGGCTACCCAGTTTAAGGCTTCCTCAATCCTCTTTTGCCGTCTCCCCTCTTCCAATAGGGCGAAGAACCGGATTGCTGGCATCATGAGAATCTCATCAATTGACCAGTTAAATAGGCGCATAGCCTCTACACAGAGGGCTAAAACGCTGATTTCTAGCTTTCCTTGGGGCTCTGATGATTTTTTTTTTGAGGGTCATAATCCTCAACCTGGGAGGCCCCCTTGATCGTATCGACTACGAACTGTAAGAGGGCCGCCACTTGAGGCTGAGTCATATTCTCAACATCCTTGAGAGTAATGGTTGGGCAGGCTGATTTGAAAATACTGAGGTAGGCTTCGGTAAGATCCGCTACTGAAACGTCGGGCTTGGTCGATAAGTTTTGGATTTTGATCATGGCCTCGGTAAAAGCCCAAAACTCTTGAACCGTAACCGGGTTTAGCGTGTGAACCTTGCCGTGGAGTTTAAAGGAAACCGGCTGAGCTACGAGCTTATCAAAGTCTCGTACTACTATGCCGGCTTCCTGTTCCTTGCTTCTTGAAAACAGACTCATGTCAAATCTTATACTACAGCGGGATCTCCATAACGGAAAAATTTATTTGGGGTCACAGAATCGTCAGGGAGAATGTTCCACACGATCTTTAAACGTGCCTGCTCAGTTGGCCCGTAGGTAATCGAGCTTTCAGCCGATGCTACAGCCTTATAAAACGTGTAGTCGCTTGAAAGATCGCTATCAGCCTTCGACAGTGGGTGTAACACTAGCTCAGCTGCGTGAGAAAGGTCTGAATCCCCAACTGCATCCTTGAAATCAATGGCTGCAGCCGTGGTGTTTCCCGCGCCCAGTTTCGTGGCATGAGGGAAAACGACCTTCCAGTTATTTTTAAACTGAACTTCATTGAGTTCCGTTGTCACGGTGATTTCCAAGCCAGACACCCGGCGGTCTCTGACGGTAGAACCGCTCTGGTCGGCAACCAAGTTGGCTTTGGAATACTTGGCAGAGATGACGACGTTAGCCATCGTTCCACCGAGTTCAAGACCTGCATAGGTCACCCGCATGGGGGTTAATTCCATATTGGACGTTGTTACAATTGCTGTACTCATTTTAAATCCTCCTTAGAGTTGTTCGAATAATTGACAATCGAGTTCTAACCCGATTTCTCTCCTAAAAACTGCCTGGGGATCTGCTACGTTTGCCGCATTAGAATACAAGGGCGAAAACATTGCAGATTGCACGATGACGGTAGTTTTCGCTAACCCGTCCGTACTCATAAACTGAACCTGGTCTAACACCTCACTCAAAGCAGCCTGGTAGCGATAGCTCTTAATCATGAGCCGCTCGGCATCCTTATCCTCAACTAAGCAAGTTAGATTAATCCTCACGCTTGCATTGATGTGGTTAGCCTGCTTTTGAACCTTCTGAAAATCAATCCGATCGCCGATGATAAACACACACGGAGTCCGGTAGCCTTGAGCCTTGGGGTAAACGAAATAATCCCGGGGAGGCTCTAGGGTGACAAAAGAATCTCCCCGGTTTACTCGAATATCGGCCAGCGCTGACGGCAGGTCCGTTTCTAGTAAGTGCTGAATCCCTCTCACGACTGTCTCAACTAGGTGTCTAGTGCTCATAGATCCTCATTCATGAGAGTGATTTTGTTAGACGTAATGTAATCTTTCAAGGCCGATCGGAACCGCTTACGGGTTTTAGCCGAGTAGGTGTCAAAGGGTCTAATCTCATTCACATAAGGCGCGTAATCAACCGCTGTAAACAGCCGCATCTTGGTCTCATCAACCACCATTCGAAAGCCATTTCCAGGACCTACGACGCTAGGATACAGGTTGTACTTGGCAACAAGCATCTTAGTTCCTTGTCCTTTATATTCAGCAAACTGGGTGAGCTTTCTTTTCGAGTAATCGGCATCTAAGCGCTTCCAAGCCGACCCTTCACTTTTACCCTCGCTCTTCCATCTTTTCGCCTGAACGTTTCGATACATCGGGTAAATATTGCGGACTAAGAACGTACGAATGGAGCGGTTACGATCCAGCATGCCTTGCAGCCGATCCGTAATCCCTTTCTCAATTCGTTTGATCTTAATCTCATCGCTCATCGGTTCGGCACCACGTTCGGGACTCGCCCCGCGTTGATTGCAAAAAGAGGCGCTAAATGCTGCCCCTGGCGCGTATAGTATTCATTCCTTAAATGCTCAGCCTGCTCTCTCGCTTGAGCCGCTGCCTGCTTATACTCAGCAATCAAAGCCTGCCTCTGTACATCCGGCATATCCTCTAAGCGGTAAGTCTCAGATAAGTGCTCGGAGAACCTTGAAGCTAGTTTTTGGTACCCTTCAGCTGAAACGTATTGAATCGCTGCAGGTTGTAGCCCCCCCGGAATTTGGGTGTAATCATCCGAAAAGCCTAACCAGTTAGACGTGTATCTTAGGAACGTCTCAATCTCAGCATCAAGGAAATACTGGACGTAATAGGTAGCCTCAACAACGGACGCAGCATTTGGAGGTGTGGATAAAATAAAATAACCACTCTGAGGATCATCAAGGGCAACCTCGGTGCTCATAATCAGTTGTTGATCAATGTAAATCCCTAGTGGGGCGGAAGCGGTTGTGAAATTCGTCACGCGTCTAAATTCAAAAGTCTTAAACCGAGTATTCACTCCATCGATCTGGCCTAGTACTCGTTTGAAAGCTCTTAACTTATCCGATGGCCCGTCATTTAGTTTCATCCGGGAATCTGCAATTGCAGTAGTCCAAGCCATGCTAACTCTCCCCCAGCTGCATGAGAGCGTCGAATAGTGTCGAGTCATCTTGCAGCCAACAATACCTGTAACCTAAAGTTTTTAATACCTTCGCTTTTAAAACACACTGCTCAACCTCGTACTCATTCCGAGGTAGATCAACTAGGAGTTGTTGTTGTTTCTCCCCGCATCGGTCGAGTTTCGCGAAAGGAAAAACTAGATCAATGCGCTTCATTCGGTCAAAACTATTAAACTTCTCTCTCAACTCTGGCACGTACCAGTTTTTAATCACAATCGTCGATTTAGCCACCTGCTCCGGTAGCGTCTTAAACTCCTGAACGGGGGGGCTTACTTTTTCAGCCCTTTGGACATCCTGAGGGATACCGGGCTGGTTAGGTGGAAGGACGACGCAAGAAGTTTCTGTGAGTTTCTTTTTTTTCATTACCTAAGCTCCTGCCTAGGAGTGTGGCTCACACCACACCCCTAAGCAAGAATTTAAAGGTTAGATGCTCCCGTCATTGCCTTGGAAGGCATAACGAGGATCAATGAAATCTGCGTTAGCGCGGGTGCGGAGTTTGAATCTCACCACGTCACGGTCAAAAGACTGACCGGATTGTGGGTTTTCAACTTCCACCACAGCAGCTTCACGAACTTGCACCACAAACCATGGGACCTTGGAGTCAACCAAGTACCAAGCTTTGGACGATCCGCTCACTGCGCCCGTGTTATCAAACATGAACCGAGAGACCACCTTTTCAGCAATCCCTTCGAGAGGATTGATTGAGAAAGCGCCACCCGTCTGGCCAGGAGTTGCGCCAGTTGGGTAGTAGGCAGAATGTAATAAAACGGACAAATCGAAAGTCTGTGTAGGTCCACAGAGAATCTTGTCTGGCTGAACGTTCATCTTCAAGCCAAGCAAGTTCTTTTGGTTCATCAAAGCGACGAATGCCGATTGGATGTTAGCTTGGTTCAAAGCGCCGTAGGAAGCTGGGCGAGTAGCGCCGCCACCCTGAAGAGCAGTGCTCCAAGGATAGACGGATTCGCTAGCAGGCTGAGTTTCAGACACAGGGACCGAAAGTCCTGCGTATTGCATGTTAGCAACGGAAGCAAGCTTACCGTATGCCCACACTTCGAGCACTTGTTTAGCATACTGACCTAAAAGGCCGGTTTGCTTCTGAAATTGCCCGCTTTGATCATCATTTAGAAGTTCCAAGGAGCACGGAAAAAGTGTCCCAAATTTTTTATTGCGCAATTTGATGTCCAGACCTGCAGCGCCCACTTCTGGGTAGATTTCCTGCTCGCCGATAGCGCCAGGGAAGCCCACGCCATGAAGAGGTGCATACAACTCTTCAAGCCTGCTGGATTGCACGGTGTGCGTCCAGGCTTCAAAAGTTGTAGGAACGGTTTCATACATGCTGTTCACAATGCTTTGCACGCCTGCGCGGAGAACCTGTGGGAACAAGCCAACCGAATCAGCTTCGGCAAGTTTTGCCTTAGCTTTTTTCCAGCTGAAGCTTCGGCTTGTGACAGGGAAAGCTTCTGCATCGGCTGGGTCAACACCCAGGCTACGCTTCATGCTTTCGCGCAAGGATTGCTCCTCAGCACTTGTCCAAAGGCATTCTTTTAATACCTGTTGGTTTTCTTCCTTCGAATTTCTAAAACTAAGTTTATGCATATATTCTCCTATTAAGCCTGACCTACGGTTGAATCAACGAGGTAGACGTTACCTTCAGATCCTGAGGTTGCGGTGATAGCTGCATCCTGGAACACACCCACTTTATAGGTGCCAGCGGAGGACACGGTCTGTGCGTCTCCACCGTAGTACACTGCTCCGCCTGGAACGAAAGAATCGCCAGACTTAAGCTTCATCTTAGCAACAACACAGGTCTGAGGGCCTGCGATTGCTTCAATAGCCTGAGCAGCATCGACAGCCGTTCCCTGATAAACAGGAAGGGGCTTGCCGTTGAGGATGGTCTGGCGTGCAATGCCGCAGCAGGTTTCTGCATTTGCATCAGAAGCCAGTGGCTTCAAAAGGTGTGCAACAGTGTCTAAGAACAAAAGGTCACCCTGGTTCCAGCTAACTGCCGAAGACACAAGCTTGGTTGCATCTTCGAAGACGGAAACAGGAGCGACCGAACGAACGATTCGGTTTTTTGCGATTGTAGGCATTTGAATCTCCTTTAAAAATTAAGATTTAGCAGTCAGAAAAAGAAACTTTGCTTTTCTTCGCTACTGCAACAGTCTTAACGGGGTTAATGAAAAATGAACCCTTCTCGCTTGACTCACCTCGAGCAGAGAAAGCTTCCTTGAAAATTGTAATTGTTTTGACGATATCAGCTTCGCTCTTAGGCTCGCCGATTAGCTTACGGAGCTTGTCCGTTTCAGCGCGTCCTAAGCCTGATTCCTTAAGCTTAGAATCCAAAGTTTCCTTAAGCTCACGCTTCTTGAGTTCTCGCTCGAGCAATGCGATGCGAGCTTCTAACTTAATTTCTCGCTCTTTCTTTTTCATGGGCAGAGCTTCTTCAGCTTCTTTTTTTTCTTCTTCTTCGCTTTCAGCGCACTGACTCTTAGCAGCCATGTGCTTAGCTAGTTTCATGGCCTTAGCAGCACACTTCATAGCTTCGTCCTCAGACTCGCCCATTTCCTTGTAGGCTTCATAAGCGCCCATGGCAGCTTCTTCAGCTTCCATTTCCATTTCGCCTTCATCGCCCATGTGCTTTTTAATCATATCGAGGATGAGCTTTTTGTCTTGCTCCTCATCGGAGTGCTCCTCATCCTTAGGCTCGACGCCATCAGCCTGCTTAGCTTCATCTTCAGAAGCTTTTACTTTTTCTTCTTCCTCTTCGGCCATCATCATTTTCTTTTCTTCTTCGGCCTCAATCTTGCTCTTCTTTTCGTTTTGTTTTGCTTTCATTTTCATTTCCTTTCCGGGTTCACTTTCTAAGATTTCAAGGACTTTGCCCTTGGCTCCTGGTTCCGTTACTAAATCGCAGCTGATTGCATCGTGGATACTTGAGACGACCTTAACGCCTTGCATCCCCTGCTCACGTGCTTTCATAAGCTTAGGCTTACAAGACTCGGGTAAATCGTATTCGCGAATGAAATCATCATAGGGGATTTCTGCAGCATCGCCTGAGGCGTTGATTGAAAGCCCTACTAAATTTTGATCTGGGTATTTTTCGTTATATAAAGCAGCATTTCTAACCAGCGAGCGAGCCCACTCAAAAGGTGGATCTGGCGGCATGACAAGGGTCGCGACTAGCCTTAAGCTTTGATCGTCATTCTCTTCCACTGCTACGTCTTGGAAATAACCGATGATATCGCGAACCGATCTTTCAGGCCGATCATGCTCTTCGCTTCGTGAGGGGTGATCAGCAAAGCATTTCTTTCCTTCAAAGGCTTGAATGCCTGAACGGATGGCTTCCTTGGAATAAAAAAACGCATCTCCTAGGTTTCCTAATCCCTCTTGAATGAGCGCGACCTTAAAACGGATAGGCCCAATCCCTTTATTTCGATCC